TGTTCAATACACCAGTAATAATCTTCTTTTGATATTCCGCGCCATGCGTAAACATCAATTCCCTCTTCTGCCAACGCGGCGGCAACATCATCCTGTGTTGAAAGAGGGTTGCACCCGCTCCAGACTGGATTTGCGCCAGCGGCTTTCAGTGCGCGTATGAGGACTGCTCGCTCTACGGAATCGGTCGGTACGTGTCTGAGGAGCCGCTTGGCTTCTCCGTCAATCCCGAAGCGAGGAAGTGCGGTGGAACATCTGAGGACGGATTCTTGTGCGGTCGTCTGATGGACCGCTACCCGGACGGACCAGAGGGCGGCGTGGATCGCGTCAGTTCAGACAGACCACCCCCACCGGAACCCACACCCCCACCGACAAAGGAGCAGATCCGTGAGGCTGAACTTTCTGCGCTGCGCGTGCAACGCAACACATTGCTCGCGCAAACAGATTGGACGCAGCTTCCGGACTCGCCGCTCACACTTGAACAGAAGGCCGAGGCCACCGCGTATCGCAAAGCGCTTCGTGATGCACCCGGGAAGAAGGATTTGAAGCTGCCGGATGCGCCTGCGTTCGTCTTAGCGCGGTAACGCCGCTTCAAGCACATCCAGCGGCAGACCGAACCGCCGGTATCCACGGGCAATCGCGCTGACGTACGTGTCCTCCCACGGAGGTCCCCAGTTCCTGCCCTTGCGCATGACGTCATACACACCTATGCGTTTCGTTCTCTCGTAGATGAACGCCCCGATCGTCCCGCCATCACGTAGCTCAACAAGGCATAATACTCTGCGGTACAGACCGCCAGCAACACCCTCCACCCGGTCTAGGCTCGCGAGCATCGCATCATCTGCACGCCACACCGCACCGTGCAGCACGCCGCCCCCACGCTCAGGACAATCCGCAAGTCCGCGTGACAGATCCAGAACCCGACCCCGGACGAGACCAGGCCCGATCAGCCCATCATCCGATAGCCCGCAACCTTCCGGATCAAGCAGCATCCCGTAACAGAAGACCGCGCTCACTGGAGCACCTCCGGCTCATCGGACTCAAGCACGAGCCGCAGCTCCGGCACGTCCCGCATAGAGAGGATGCGCAGCATACCCGTCCGCTCTAGCTCCTCGAATAGGTGCCGAGGCGGACCGTACGGGTCGATGAACTCGCCGCTCCAGACCCGTGCCCTGCGCGCAAGCACGCCGCGCAGTTTCATCTCGTCCATGTGCCGGTTCCAAGGCATCGACTGCACTGCTGAAAGCAGTGCAGACCACCCGTCCGCCCTGGTGATTCTGCCGTCTGGCCAGAGAATCGCGGGCATTATGCTGCCACCGCCTCGGCGTACCCGATCGCCTCTTGCGTTGCGCCGAACTCGACTGCGCGTCCGACCAGGTATGCGCGGGTGTTGTCGTCCAGTCCGGGCAGGCTGCGAAGCATTCCGCGGAGTCCGCCTGCGGGCGTCAGTGCTGCCCCGGGCGACTGCGCGACTGCATCGAAGAGCGCCTGTCCGAGTTTGATCCAGGCCTCGATCTTGATGAAGTCCAGTGTCCCACCGTGCTGGCGAACCTCGACCGTTCCGTACGCGGGGAAGGAGCAGAGGTTGAGCGCGGTGTAGCGACCTGCGCCGGTGAAGACTTCTCCGCGGCGTGCTGCCTGCTCGACCGCTACGACGAGGTTCTCTCTCCAGGCATGGCAGTACGTGTTGTCCGCGTCTCCGCGGCGGCTGGGCTGAACGAGCCAGTCGATCAACCGCTGGTGTTCGAACCATGAGCGGACGAGGCGTGCGATCCCGTTAGCACCGAGGTCGCGGGCCTCGTGATGTACGTGCAGTCCGCACGTGCGATTGATCCTTGCGCCCACGCTTGCGAGTGCAGCGAGTGCCTTGCGCACCTGCTCGATCCCGTCATCTCCGGAGAGTGGCGGCGAGACGAGTTCGAGACCGTCGGTCCCGCCTGTGTTGTGGATTGAGCAATCGGACTTGAGCGTCCAGTCGGTCATGCTGTGTCCGCCGCCTGAGCGGATCTCTAGACCCGCCGCCCGTACCGCCGCCCAGACCGTGTCCCGATCTGCACCGTAGAACTCGATCTCGATCCCGAACTTGCGCCGGTTGCCGAGAGAGCGGGCGGCGTGTTGCGTGCTTGCAGCAGGGCGAGTCCCGGTGATAGGGGCGGCGGGATGTCGCGCGACCCACTCCAGCAACGTCCGGACTGCGTCTGCGTTCCATCGTGAGACTCGTACCGTGTGGAAACCGCGGGAGTTCTGCCGGACGCGGAATGTGCGGTAATTCGGAAGACCCGCCGCCGGTTGTGGCGCGGCGGTGACTGCTGAAGTGCGAAATTCAAGAGTGACGCCGTGGGTGGTGGCGCGAGCACGGACGTCATGCGGGCCGCAATTGATGTACGCGTTCCAGCGGGCGGAGGGGCGGCGCAGTCCGCGCGACGCAATCGTCGCGAGAACCTGGTCTGCTGACCCTCCTTCTCCGAACAATGCTGGCACCTGATCCTCCTTCGGTGGTGGGCTTTCTTCCTGCCTGCATTATCAGGGCGCGCGCCCCGAAATGCAAGGAACATTCACAATTCCTTTACATTTGCCTAGGACCCGCCTAGGATGCGCATCGGGTGTGCCATCTCCCAATCGCTGGGGTCAAACTCGGTACCGCCATCCTCGCAAGCCGCCTCCACGCGCTGCCAGAATTCAGACTCCGCTTCTGCCTCATCTGCTCCAGACACGAACTCTACGCGGACGATCGGTCGACCTGCCCCGAAACCCAGCTCCGGACCGACCGCGTAAGCGTGCCAGCGCGGACAGTACTCAAGCAGGACTCCCGCGAATGTCTCCTCCAGCTCCGGCGGAATCAGAACGAGATCCATCCCTACCATCCTACCCACTTATGACCTCGACATGGCATGCGTACCTGCGCGGCGTTCTGCCATCTGGGCAATCAAAGGTGACAACTCTTCGACCCGGGTTCTCGCAGATCCGACAACCCTCGTGGCCGTCAGTTACTGATTGGACTATGCCTTCCTCACCCGCACCGTCCCCTCTCGTCACGCGGACAATGTCTCCGGGCCGAGGCTCGCGCCCGCGTTCATCCTCCACAACCGGAAACCACGGCGGGATGCGCAGACAGCAGAGCGGCGACCACCGAGTTCCGCGGATATTGAATGTCGCGCGCCGTGTTGAGGGGCGTGGACAGTTGCACTGTGACGGTCCTGTTGTGCTCTCTCGGATTGAGATGATGGTCTCATGCATCACGGGGTCGATAGAGTCGCAGCGCATTACACTGTCCCCAGACAGGAATGATTCCGCACGCTCTTGCGCATCCGTTCCGAAATCGCACGTGCACGGACCCGGAATCGTGCCCATACAGTTCTGCGCGTGCTCATACATTTGCCGTCCTGCCCTGAGTGCGCGCAACGCCCGTGCCGCCTCAGCGAGAGCAAGCTCTACCTGTCTGCGGAATCTCCGGATCTGGTGGTATCCGACCGGTTGCTCGGCTGAGAATCTCAGCTCCTTGCGGACCTCGGACGACACCCACCCGGCGAGCAACTGAGCAAGCTCGCGGTGCTGCGCCTCGGCATCCTGGAGACTCAATGGCATGACGGTATCTCTATCAGATCCAAGGCTCTTCCGCAAGCAGGATATGATCTGACTGAGGCAACAGACAGGAGGCGCGAGCGCATGGTCGAGGCGATTCTCACGGACGGGAAGTGGGTCACGCTCAGAGGCAGCACGATCGACGAGGTCTTCCAGGGCACCGACGCCACCGGCCGCTGGACGTTCCTTGAGTGCGAGCCGCCTATCCCGGACGGCGCCCGCGAGCGGGGCGTGCGCAGGTGCGTCGTCAACATCGACCATGTGATTCGGATTGAAGAGACCCCGTGAGTCGCACGCTCGTCATTGCGGATGTGCACGGGCACCCGGACCTGCTTGAGGATGCGCTGGTGCATGCGGCCTGGTGCGTCCAGCGAGCGGACGGAACGCTCGCAGACGTGCACGCCCCTGGCGACCGCTGTATCCAACTGGGCGACCTGATGAACTGCGTGCTCGGATCCGAGCGAGGGGATCTGCGCTGTCTGGGGATCGCGCTTGACCTCGGGATCGAGCTTCTCGTCGGAAACCACGAGTACCCGCTTCTGGGCGGTGGCACCTTTTCCGGGTTCTACCCGCACGCGTCCGTCCGGGACGCATACTCCGCTGCCGCGGCATCTGGTCACGTCAAGCCGTGCGCGCTCGTCGGGGACGTTCTGATCACGCACGCAGGTCTCGCTACCGGTCTGCTCCGCGAAGACCCGGATACTGCGGTCGATGCGTTCGCCGCACTGGATGATGCGTGGAACGCGGACCCAGACTGTCCTGTATTCGATCTGGTCGGACACAGACGCGGTGGGCGTGGTGCGGTCGGAGGCGTGCTCTGGTCTGACATCCATGAACGGAAGGTCAAGACGTTCTCGCAGATGTTCGGGCACACGCCGCACGACGGACCAACGCTCTCTGTCCGCAAAGACGGAACGTGGACGGCGTGTATCGACGTCGGCGGAAAGGGTGGGCGTGTGATTTGCTACGCATGGCTGAATGAGGACGGGTCCCCGCCGGAACTGATCACGCTCAAGGACGGCGTTCCCGTATGAGGAAGGTCTGGGAAATGCCCGCAACGGGAGAGCCAACGCCGTGGGCAGCCAAGGAGAAACGTCGGCGCAGAAATCGGCGTAAGATCGCGCATGAGTCACGACGGCGGAACCGCGCGCACTAGCGCCGCCTGTCCGAGAGTGCGATCAGGCACACGCCAACCCCGGCGGCTGCGACGAGTACGGCGTACCCTGCGCCAATTGCACTCATGCGGTAAAGCGCCAACCCGACGAGCGTAATTCCGGCAATCAGCCACCCCCAGTGCGGATACATGCGCTGCCGGTCTGTGATCTCATGCCAGGACGCCATCAGTCATCCTCCTTCTCGTCCGTGTCTGCGGACGTGCAGTCGAAGTATCCGGGCTCATCGATGTCCCGGTCCGTTGCGATTCCCTGCGCGTACTCGGGCCAACCGTCCTCGGGAAATGAGAGCTGCACGGGTGTCCGTCGCTCGTGCTGCTCCCACGCCGCACGTGCATTGCGAACGGCGTCCGGTGCGCGGGCGGTCATACGGGCACCGTTCGCTTCATGCCGTTCCGCCGCAACCAGAGCGCGTCGCTGTGCGCTCTCTTGCAGATGTCGCAGCGGCAACCGTAGTTCAGGTACCCGGACCAACCGTGATTCGGCGGATCCTTCAACCTGAGCATCCGCATGTAATCTCGCATTGCCCCGCGGCAGGCATCGCACGGACACCCGCGCTCATAGCGGGACCGGGTCCCGTGCATCGCGAGCGACCCGCCCCTGTCTGCGCGCAGCTGGTGACGGGCTGCAACCGCTACTGCCCGGAACATCCGCCGGACTTGCATGACCTCGACGGACTCCGGCTGCACGCGGAACGGGGTCTCCCCTTGCGCCTTGAGAATCTGGCGCACGTACTCGCGAGTGATCCCGAACTCGTCTCCAACCTCTTGAAGCGTGCGCCCAGACCTGCGCATCAGGACGATGCCGCGTTTCTGTTCTGCGGTCATTTGACGGAGCCTCTGAGGACTGCCGCTATACTCTCGGGCGGTGAGTACAGCCCGCACTTCTCAGCAAGTCCTCGATCGTATCCCTGGCGGTATCCGTGCTGTGTGGATGCGCGTGGTGTGCCGCGCAGCGCGTCCCGGTATCCGTCCTGGCGGTCAAGTTGCTTGTCGTATGTCATGACGTTCTGTCCCAGCTTCTTCAGCATGACTTCCTCCTGTTCTGCTCGCGTCCGATCGCGTACCAGATCGACTGCCTGGTCACGCGGTGGAGCACCTTCTTTCCGTCGACGAGCACGGTGGCTGTCGGGCGGAAACCTTGTACGGAGTGCGCGCGGTACGCATCCTCGCAGAGCGTGCGCGCAGCGATGAGCGCCGAGAACTCGTCCGGCGCTTCGGCCCAGTCGCCCGTCTGATCGCAGCGCACTTCGATCACCGGCGCACTCGGGAGGGGTTGCAACCCCAGGGGGCGGGAGTCGAACCCGCTTGCATCCGTGCTCATCCCTGAGCCCCTCCCGACTGCGCCTGTGATGTCCTGGATTTCAAGCATGCCCGCATTATCGCATCATCTGGCCGGAATGCAAGTGCCCTGGAGAACCTTTACAATTCCTTTACATTTGGCGAGGTGACTTTCTTGGACGAGGCTGGATACCGCGGCGCAGTAGTGTATTTCTGACGGTACCGGCCGACGCACCGAAGGTGTGGGCAACAGATGAAAGAGGCATCCGATCATCGACATACAAACGAATGGCGAGGTCTTCCTCATCGCGCGTGAGCATTCGTTGTGTGTTGAGTGTTCCTCCAATACCGCACCACCTCGCCTGATGTATTCGGAGTCCGTGCGTCCCCTTGAACGGTCCCGCACCACAGGGGCATTTAGTATTCGGTACCAACACGCGATCACGATCCCATTTCTTTCTCATCCGCTCTGACCAATTAGCAGGGAGACGTGGTTTCCAGTGATGGCTGCCGTGACACGAGTTGTGGCAAGCAGCGAGATTAGACTGATCGTTGTTGCTCCTATCCTCGTCGATGTGGTGCACGTGTAGTGAGCCACCACTGCGTCCCGTACTCACGACATGTTCTCCGCAGAAGCAGCATGTCCAGGGTGGCGGGCCGTTGTACATCAAGAATATGTGTTTGTAACTCAATGAGATCACCTCTATATGATTATACCGCCAGTACGTACCGCGGTATGATGATTCTTAGATGGCAAGGCGTCTCGAACAACTCGTGATAAAAGAAATATCGGGTGTAGATGATCCGGCGAATTCATACCCGGGATGGATCTTGATGAAGGCGCGGGACGCGGGCGTGGACCCCGAGGAGATCGCTGCCGAGCTAGAGCACGTCCTACGTGCGCACTCCGTTCTGCACGAGGCACTCGCTGCCGGGATGGATTACCTGTCCGATGCGCCCGAGGACGTCCAGGCCGCAGCCAAGAAACTGCTCTCGTACATGAAGGAAATGGAAATGGAAGAGGACGCGAAGATGCAGCGCGTCCGGCGTGCGGATGGGGGAGAGGTGGTGTTCTCCGCAGACGCTTCGATGGAGGGCATGCGCCAGAAGGTGCAGGCCGCGCTAGAGGTGATGATGCCGCAGGGTGAGGGCATGCCGTACTGCTGGGTTCGGGACGTCTCAACAGACGGACAGTCCGCGCTCGTCGAGACGGAAGGAAGGTGTTTCGTCGCGGACGTCATGAGGGGCGAGGGTGAGGACTTCACGATCGCGCCGAAAGAGGATTGGCAGGAAGTTGAGCAGGTCTGGGTCGCGAAGTCCGTTGTCCCGTTCCAGGACCTCCCGCTCGCGGATGAAGACGCGGCGTGGGACGGCGGCGGAGCGCGGAAGCGGATCAAGGAGTGGGCGGGCGGAGACGATTGGACGCCGTCCGTGTTGCGCAAGGCGTTCGTCTGGTATGACGGCGATGCGCCTGACGTGCTTGGATCGTACAAGCTCCCGATCGCTGACGTGATTGACGGTGAACTGAAGGCGGTGCCGCGCGGCGTGTTCGCTGCTGCTGCTGCACTCGGTGGTGCTAGGGGCGGGGTCGCGATGCCAGAGGATGAGGTCGCTGCCGCACGCACGCATCTCGCGAAGTACTACAAGAAGCTCGACCGCACAGCGCCGTGGGATACCGAGAAGTGGTCCGACCGGGCGCGCAGAATGCTGGGCATCGGCAAACGCGATCGGGACGACATCGGTCTCAGTCGCGAGGAAGTCGAGTTGATCTTCGCGTCGCGGTTCGCCATCTCGAAGAACTGCATCGTCTCGGACATACAGTCTTTCGGGCGGGGTACACCGTCACGGGTATGATCATAGGGATGACGCGTGAAGAGTTCCAGGAAGTCCTCGACGAAAGTCTGACGGCTTTCCGCGAGGAGGTCAAGGCAGAGATCACGAAGGCAACAGCTCCTGTTGCTCCGGCCGGTGACGGTGCGGAGGGCGAGAGCGAGTCGGTCGTGAAGGCGGATCTCGAAGCGCTCGGTGCAGACATTCTCTCGAAGGTCGAGGCCGCGATGGCCCCGGTCACCGAGACGATGGACGGGTTCTCCGAAGTCATTGACGCGGTCCTTGATCGTGTCGAGGGTCTCGCGAAGCGTGCCGTCATCAAGCGCTCGATCGATGCGCAGGACGGCGAGAGCGATGGCGACGAGAAGCCGACGCTGAAGTCCGCGATGGTCGCGGCACTTCACGGGCAGAAGGTTGAGCTTTCATGACGACTGCTGAACTTCTCGCCAAGGCGACCGCCGACTGGACACTCACCTCCACAGATCTCGGTGGCGCCGGTGAGGCCCCGCTCTCGACTGAGCAGGCCAAGCAGTTCATCGAACTCATGTCCGCGGATCAGGTCATGCTGCCGGACGTCAAGACCGTTACCTCGCGTGCCGCAAAGTGGCAGGAGTCGGGCATCGACTTCTCCTCGCGGATCACCGCGGCTGGTACACAGGGCGAGCGGCTCGCATCCGGTGACCGCAAGAAGCCCACGACTTTCATCGTCGAACTTTCCACCGACCTGCTCCGCGCTGAGGTTCCCGTCGCAGACGAGGCCTTCGAGGACGTCGCTGCTGACGATCTCGGTGGCGCACTGGAGCGGACGATCGCATCCCGGTTCGGCTACGACGTAGAGGACTTGCTCCTGAACGGCGTTGCTGGCGGGGGCGGGACGTACCTGGAGCAGCTCGACGGCTGGATTCAGCTCTCCAAGGGTACGGGCACCAACACGGTCAGCGCCACGTCCTATGGTGCAGACTACGACGCAATCTTCAACCGCATGGTCACGGCGATGCCGGACCGGCACAAGCGGAACCTGGAGACGGACGGTCGCTTCTACGTCCCGCAGAGACTGCTTGAGAAGCTGCGCGAACAGCGCGCCGCACGCGGTACCGCACTCGGTGACGAGTACCTGACGGGCAAGATCCCGGTCAAGTACCAGGGCATCACGGTCGTAGGCGTCCCGGCAATGACGATCACTGCTGGCACCCCGGACACCGCGCACGTCCTGCTCGCGAACAAGAACAACCTGTACGCGGGCTTCCAGCGCCGGATCACCTTCGAGACCTTCCGCGATCCCCGCGAGGGTGCGACGTCCT